TGCTGACAGTAAAATAGAATCTTTGGTATTTTTAATACTTGTTTCAACTTCACTTTTTGTATAGTACTTTTTCAACTCACCGTCAGTGTAATCTTCTGCATCTGATCTTGCTGATTCTTCTGCATCTGCTATTTCTTTTATAACCTGATTTCTGTAAGTAATATCAAGTTTTTCAGCAGATACAGAGCCACCAACCAATCTTTCACCAACAATCTGACCATCCATTGTGATAGCGGTCTTATACGTTCCATTGTACCCGGTTGACGAATAACCAAGACCGTTCAGATTCCACCGCCACACCTTCCGGGCTGTGTTTACATCGTTAGTGTCCATGATTAACTGTTCGTTGGCTGTGGTTACCACATGACCATGTGTTGCTGCTGTAATCAGTGCTGTTGCCTGATCAACCGCCTGTTTTACTATAGCAGACGGTACAGGTATTGTTTCAACTGCCTTTGATGCAGTATTTGAAATAGTCTGTGATTTTGCAGTAAGTTTTGTATTAACTACTGTACCGAGTGTGAATTTACTACTTGATAGATTGTTAAGCTGTATTGACATTTTCGACAATGGGAAATACCGATCAAGTCCATGCAGTGAAGAATGTGCCTTGATCTTATCACCAAGTTTAAACTGTTCTATATCTGCATCAGTCCAGTGCATATCAACAGCGTTTACTTCCAGTGTCATACTATCCCACTGATAATCAGCAATGTACTTATTTGCTTTATATAACAACATTTTTGGTGTTGTAACTTCATCCCAAGTAATAGTTTTGGTTATATAACCAAATTTCTTTACAGCGTCCAAATTTACAAGTGAATCAGACCCATTATTTACACTTTCAATAGTCAACCGCTGTTCAAGTGCAGCTATTGGACTTTCTTCCAGTTTTGCACCAAGTGGAATAAATACCGTTGCAATATCTGACACATCTGTATTTCTGCTGAAATCAAGTAGATTTTCACCAAACTCGATACTTTGTGTACTTACATTGTCATAATCACTTATATAGTCCAAATAAGCTGTTCCATTGACATTCCTTACACGTAAATAACCACCAAGATCGTCAACCAAATCTTCCTTGATTTCTTTCATGGTACTGTTGTAATTCGTGTACCTGTACAATGAATCATTATTATCTGTTACCGTGACAATACCAACCTTGAACTGTCTATCTTTTTTTACCTGCTCATTGTGTGATGTAATCAATGATTCTAAATAACCCCTGACTGTCATATCATGATATTCAGCAGGTCTTTGTATACTGTCATTCAGATATGCAAGCTGACCCTCACAAGTAAAATGTTTACGGTTATAAAAATCAATTTTGCATTCTGTAATTCTGCCATTAAACACTTCTTCTTCATCCTGAAATACCTGAATGCATGACAGCATTTTTTGTGGTAATTCATATTGTGGGTGCTGTGGTGGCATCTTAAAACTAAAAGCCCCTGCTTTGTTGACCTCTAAATCAAGTTTAGGGTCAATCAAAACAAGGTTTTCATCACGTAAATCATAAATAGGCAGTCCATCACATAATACTCTGTACATTACAATGAACCCCCTCTGTAACTGATCTTGACTGTACTGTTTCCGGTAAATGTCACATAATTATCACCTTCCTGTAAACGAATGTCATAAACTGTTGTTTCCCCGGCAGGTAAACTATAAGTATTACCTTCGTGTGTCACCTTCATAGCTGTTGAACAGGTAAATGTCGGTGATACAATCTTGACACGATTAATCAGATTTACTTTTTTACTTCCGCTTACTTTCACTTCATTTACATGGATAATACCATTGACAAAACTGAATACATCCCACAGCCACGGTTCACTTGCTGAATTTGTTTCAATCTTGTACGGTTCAACATCACAATCAACTGTGATAATGGCAAGTGTACGATCTGTTTTGAATTTATTGATTGTACACCGTCCCCAGTAATAAAAAGTTTTATCAGCGTCCATAACAATACGCATCTTCTTACCATGCAGATAGTTGGAAAGATTAGAAAGTGTTGCAGTCCAATCTCTTGCACCATTTAACAGGGAAAAAGTAAATGATAACTTCCTGTTTTCAAACTTCACATCATCACCCAACGCATCAGTCAGATCAAGGTCACCATTGCGACCAATTACACTGACTGATTCTGTTTTAGGTGTAGGCAATCCGATTTCTTTTGAAGAAAGGATAAGCCCAAAATCTTCATAACTGTGTTTAATTCCAAATGTAACACCCTGAATCAAGGCTTATCTTCTCCCTTCCTTATCAAAAATTTTACCAAGTTCTTCATCCATTGCCGGGGCAAGTTCACCTGCAAGCACTCCTGTATCTGTTACCAGTTTCAGGTTCGCAAGCTGTGGAATGAAAGGCATATAACTTTCAAGGATTGTAAGAATCCGGTCAAGTTTTTCCAGTAATGAAGCGTTTTCCTCATTAACCGCTACCCTGATCATATCCATAAGGCTTTGTGTTCCGACAACCGTTTCACTTCCGGCTTCACCACCTGCCAAGAACTGATTTGACTTAGCATTGTAACCGAAAATAGTCGGCTGATTCATGATCATACCATCGTCCATTGCTTTCTTATACCAGTCAATACCAAAGTGCGGTACACTTGGCGGTGTCAAGCTGAAAGAACCACTGATTGAAATGTGTGGTAATTTCAAATGTGGCAATGACCACGAAAAATTGAAGAAACTTTTAATTCTGTTTATAGCGTTACTTACAATGTTCTTTGCACCTTCAAAGATGCTGCTGAACTTTTCCTTAATTGCACCAAGTATATTTGATATTGTGGATTTTGCAGCATTCAGACCACTTGAAATAGTGGACTTCACACCGTTGATCACATTAGATACCGTTGACTTGATACTGTTCCAAACACTTGTAAAGGTTGATTTAATGCTGTTCAGTATACTTGAAATAGTAGACTTAATTGCATTGAACACACTGCTGATTACTGACTTAATCGAATTTATCACATTGGTCACAGTCGTTTTGATTGCATTCCAAATATTTGTAATCGTAGTCTGAATTGCATTCAGCACTGTAGAAATGGTTGATTTTATCGCATTCCATACAGTTGTAAATGTATTCTTGATACCTTCCAGTATTGGCTTAAGGAATGAAACAATGGCATTCCATACGGTTGTAATAACCGTCTGAATGTTGTTGATTGCGGTTGATACCGCTGTTTTTATTGCTTCCCATATTGTTGTAAATGTATTTTTAATACCGTCCAATATAGGGGTCAGGAATCCAACAATAGCATTCCAAATATTGCTGATGGTGGTTGAGATTGCATCAAGGGCTGTTGATACAGCGTTCTTGATAAACTCCCAAGCTGCAATGATATATTCCTTGCAGTTTTCCCATATAAACATCCAAGGCATTGTGATGATCTGAAATGCAGCACCGATGATTTCACCAATAAACATGATGGCAACCTGTACCGCATTCTTGATTGTTTCCCACACTGCACTTACAGTATCAGCTATTGCAGTAAACACATTGGTTACTGTTTCTTTTATGGCATCTATTTTTTCAGATATTGCCGTTTTGATGTTCTCCCAAGCCTGTTTGATTGAATCAACTAAACCTGTGAAGAATCCTTTGATTGCTTCAATGGCGGTACTTACTGCTTCTTTTACAGATTCCCATGCAGTCTGTACTTTCTCCACCAATCCACTAAAAAAGCCTTTGATAGCGTCAATAACCGTACCAAAGACTTCCTTTATTTTTTCCCAAGCATTTGTGACTGCTTCTCTGAATCCATCATTGGTATTCCATAGTGTGATCAGTGCAACCACAAGCCCTGCCACAAGCGTGACTATAAGAACTATAGGGTTAGCATTTAATGCAGCATTGAAAAGCCACTGTGCAATAGTAGCACCTTCGTTTGCTGTTTTGTATGCTGTCCATGCTGTTGTTATGGCACTAATCAATGATGATATTGCCATTGCAACCTTTAAGGTTACGAACCCGGCAGCAACTCCGGCTATAAGTGGTGACCAATCCTTGAACGTTTGAATAATCTTAGGCACATCTTCAATAAGACCACCTAGTTTTTCAAGGAAGTTTTCAACACCGTCCATTCCTTTTTCAAAGAATGTTGTAAAATCAATTTTTTGAATCCAGTCAAATACCCTTTGTAGGGCATCACTGACAGACGTTGCAAACGCATCCCAGTCTATTGTTTCCATCCAGTCTGACAACTGCTGTAAAAATCCCATAACAGTAGGTGCAAGTTTTGAACCTACTTTTGTAAGGATATTTTCAAACAATGCCTGTACTGAACTCCATGAACCTGATATTGTAGTACCTGCTTCAAGTGCTGTTGTTCCGGTTATACCTAAGTTATCCTGAATCTTGTGAATAGCTTCAATCATTTGGTCAAACGTTACGTTATCCAAACTTTCAATCTTTTCACCAAGTACACCTGAATCATTTATCAATCTGATCATTTCAGACTGTGTACCACCATAACCAAGTTTCAGGTTATCCAACATCGTGTAATTTTGCTTTGCAAAACCCTGATAAGCGTCCTGTATAGAACCTATGTCAGTACCCATCTTGTTAGCGTTATCTGACATATCTGTGATAGCAAGGTTGGTCAGTTCAACCGCTTTTGCAGTATCACCGCCAAGACCCTGAATCAGTGAAGCAGCAAATGACGTTGCTGTATTCATGTACTGATTTGAACTCATCCCGGCTGTCTTATATGCCTTTTCAGCATAGTCAATCAGTTTACCGGAACTGTCTTTGAATAGTGTTTCAACACCACCAACCAACTGTTCATATTCAGCATAGTGACCAACCGCTGATTTTGTCACATCTGCCATTTTTTCAGCTAACTGTGTACATCCTGAAATTACTTTTGTGATTGCTGTAGATGCTAAATTCGCAAGCGTGGCTTTCCATGTCGTAAATCCACTGTCTGCATTCTTGGCAGCTTGTCCGGCATCTTCTACTGAATCACCTGCACCATCTGCCTTTTTATCAACATCTTCCAGTGTTTCAGCTGTGTCCTTTGCAGACTTTGAAACCTTTTCAATGTTGTTCACCGCATCAGCGTAATTGATCGTTATTTTTCCGACCAACGAAAAAATATCCAACGATTAGCCACCCCCTTTCAACGGTGGCACGAATCCATTCAGAATTTTATTTGCCTTTTCCACCTGTAACTTAATCTGTGCATTGTTCATTGTCGGTTCAGTTTGTTCAGTCTTTTCAACTTTCGGTGCTGTACTCATAAACCGCTGTTTAAATTCTTCAAAATTTCCAACATCATCAGCAAGTGGGTTTGCTGTGATTGCACAGTATAAGTCCCACTGTTTATCTTCATTGTCCTGTTTCAGGACTGTTCTAACAGTAGCGTCTAATTTCCCCCGGCTGATTGCTTTATCTAAATAGCTGTAGGGGTTACCATATCTACGGTTGCAGCATTCATCGAATCGTTCTGTTCCGTACCCACTAATTCGGCAACACCCTCGAAAAAATCCATAAGATCATCTTTCTTAGCAAAATCTTTCACCATGACAACAAACTGTTTCAGCTTGAATTTCTTCACATCATCAGCAGTAACCGCTGTACCGTTGTCCCACTCCATACAGTTAGCAAAAAACTTACAGATTTCATTTCTTGCCTTTGAAATGTTCTTGATCAGAATGCCACACACCTTCATAGCAATGACAATACCAACTTCTTTCATATCTGTACCGGATTCCTGCAACTGCTGAATCTCGTCTTTGTCAAATGCACCAATGACCTGTTCTACTCCGATAACTGCAAGAACCTCACAAAAGTCAAATGCGTTATCAACTGTTAAATCCTTAAATCTGAAATCTGCCATGATTATTTATCCTCACTTTCTTTTTTCGATCTGTTTCTTCTACCACCTTTTGCAGGTTTATCCTGTTTTGGTGCAGATGTTTCTTCATGTTCAACAGGTTCAGTCTGTTCACTTGCTGTTCCCTGTTCCTGATCTTCTACCTGTTCAGCAGATACAGCAGGTGTTTCCTGCTGCACTACTTCATCAGAAATATCAACTACAAACATTCCTTTGTCCTGAATTTCTGCAAATCTCTCTTCTGTCATATCCAGTTTTTCACCGATCACATGACCTTCACCTGTGTACTTGTCTGTATATTCTCTTACTACTACAACTCGCATAATTCACACCCCTCTACACAACAGCGTTTGGATAGTAAATAGCAATATCCAACTTGTTTAAGCTGTCGTTTTCAAGATCAGCTGTACACTCAAACTTGACAGCAAATGTTGTCTGTTCAGCGTTCTTTGTTTCCAGTTCAAATGCTTCTGTACAGAGTGCGTTCGGTAAAATAATAATTACATTTTTACCGCTTGAAAGTGTTCCAACATATGCAACGTTTTCAAGATAATCTGCTTCTGTGATGTTTTCCTTAGATACATATTTGACATAGGTTGTATCTTCGGAAGTAGATTTTACAAGGTGTAATGCACTTACAAGAATATCTTCTGTAAGTTCTGTCATCTGACCTTCAAGTGTGGCAGATTCACCAACCTTCTGTTTACTAACACCTTTGATCAGCACCGTTGCACCGTCCACCTCAACATCAAGCCACTGTGCCTCATAGTTGAACTTAAGACCACCGGAAGTTGCACCAAGTGGTGTACCAGTCCAACCGTTGCTTGGTTTCTCATACTTAAGATTTTTGTAAATGACACCTGCACCCAAGATCATATTCTTGATAGTTTCAGATGTAATACCATGCTTTTTTAAGCCCATTCTTTTATGCTCCTTTCCACTCATTTGTGTTAAGTGTTATCGTAATTCTAAAAAGATCTTCTTCACCTGTTGGAATCATTAAACCGTTCCAATAGGTAATAAAAAAAGCAGTTCCTTCCTGAACTGCCCTTAAATCTTCAAATGCTTTTTTTAATTTGTCATTTATTTCTGCAAGCGGTAATTTTGACCCCCTTGACCAACCGTCAAGTGTAAACACACCGCCTGTATATCCGTCCTCTAATCTGTGTTCAGTTTCATTGAACGAACCGACAAAGTAAGGATAGCTAATTTCACCTGTCCATTCACCAAATTCATAGGGAATACCAAGTTGATCAAGCTGATCAGAAATAAAACCAAGCATATCAACCATAATTAACCCCCTAAATTCTGTTTAATGACATTTACAAGCTGTTTCTTTATCTTTGGGGCTACACTCTGAAATGCTTTCGTGAGTGGTTGTCGTGGTGTTTTTCCGTAAGTATGGTAAAATTTACCGTCTTTCTTACTCTTATAAACCCAACCGCCTTTTCTTCCATCACCATGCAGTGCGTATTCACCAGTACCAAATTCTTCCCAAATCGCATTTTCAAGGTCTGAACCTACAGCAACAGTTGATTCATCTTTTCCTTCATCAACCATATATTTGTAAGACCCCTTTGTTTGTCCGGTATCAACCCGGCTGTTTCTTTGAGTCTGTGCCTGTATTTCACCACCTGCTTCGTGAAGGAATCCAATAACCCCTTCCGATAATGCAGCTTTAATTTTTGCTGTGTTATCTGTAAACTCAACTGACATACTACTGACCCCCTATAAATCTTAAATAGATTTCTAAATGATCATGCATATTCATAGGGTCATCAATCAGAAGGATTTCATACACTTCACCATTTACAACCATTCTTGCATTGTCACTTGTCACATTAACGGTTTCCTGTTCATCCGTCTTACTGATCACACCTGTCAGAAAACTGAATGGATTCCAAACCCAATCAGTTGACAGATTCTTAAGGTTGGTAAAGTCACACAAGAAAACGTGTGTACTTTCCTGAACCTTGGCATAAAAAGTTGTGTGCTTTGAATCACCTGTTGATAAGTCCAACCAACCTAAGATTGATGTACAATCAACCCATGTGTTTACACGCTCACCTATGGCATTTTTAGCACCGTTCTTTTTTACCTGTAACAATGCTTGAATGTTACCGCCAACGCTCATATAATCAGAATCTAGCCTTTATATAAGGCTTTAAGAATCCAAGTAAGGCAACAGGATAGCCCATAACCTGATTGTTAGCATCCTGATCAAAGTAAGTTGCACTGTATCTTGACAGCGTTTCAGACTTGACCCCGGTTTTCGGTCTGTTCTTAATATCCCACTTAAGCAGTTCAAGCACACCTGCACGAATATCAGCCGGATATTCCACCTTAGTGATCAGGTTTGTACTTTTATACAACTCCTGATTAACTCTGATGAAATCATCACCAATTTCAGTAATGGTATACAGTCCATCATTCACCATTGACTGTGAAATCTGAACTGTATCACCCACTTTTAAGAAATCTGATGTTCTAAGCAAACGATTACCCAAACTATCAGCGGTAAAACGAACAAACCGATTCTGAAAATTGTTATTAGTGTATGCTCTGATCATAAGTTCAGCAGCGTTCAGTTTTTCTTCAATCACCTTTTCATTTTGCACAGCAAATTCAGGTAATTTCATTACATCATCAACTGCTAATATCATCAGATCACCCTTTCTTAGACAACTGCTGTACCAACCTTGGACTTGATAAGACCCATCTTAACGTTCTTTGTGTTGAACTTAAGGCTGTAGTTTGCAGACTTACCAAGTTCTGCATAAGTCGGTGATTCTTTTGCAATCTGATCAACTGCTAAAGAAAGACCATTCGGATGCAGCACCTTACCCTGCTTTGTATAGAACTTGTCAATACCTGCGGATGCTTCCGGGTCATAGTTGGTTGTATACTGATTCTCATAGTTGTTCTTATCGCAAGATAAAAATGCACCTTCACCAAACAGATATGTGCTGTAAACCGCATCTGTACCTGCCCCTGTAGCTGTAAATCTATCAGTTACAAGTACGTGTTTACCTGCGATAGTCGGCAATGTAATTTCTTTCTGAATTACACCGTTGACAACATACTTATCATAGTCAACCATTTCCATTTTCTTGTACTCTTTGAAGATCATGGAATGCATAACCATCAGACCAAGACCACCTGCCATATCACCAAGTGCTGCCTGTTCTGCATCGTAAATTGTACCTGCTTCAATGTTTGTCTTAGTACCTTTAGTAAGATCAAGTACATGATCACTAAGTGCTGCAACTGCTAACACTGCCTGTGCAATGTTCATCAGTTCTTTTTCCCAAACCTGACCATAATAACCTGCAATCTTATTTCTGATCAGTGTCATAGGGTCAGCACCAGTTAATTCCTTTGTGAAGTCTTTAGCCTTGAATGCTTTCATTCTCTGAATAAGCATACAAGTCTGTTTGTCACCGCTGATTTCAACAGGTGTGTTGTTTGTTTCACCATCGTTGTTCAGTGCTTCCATACCGCTTTCATTTGCGTCAATCGGTTTATAAATTGGAATTGTTGCCACGTTTCCATGCTCACCGATTAAGTCCATAATAGAACTGTCCTGCTGCACGATACCGGAAGCAATGATTGGTGTAGTCCAATAGTCGGCTTCCTGCATCATCCCGGTAAATACTTCTTCATCAAAAGCAAAACCGCCAAAATTTCCTGTTCTTGCCATTTAATTCACCATTTTAACCTTTCTTAGTGTACATTTAACTGTTTGAATAACTCCGGGTTTTCCTCTTTGAGTTTCATTCTTTCGTTGTAACCCATCTTAAGGAACTGTTCTTTGGTAACTGTCTTGTCTTTATCCCCACCCGGCAGGTTGTTTTCAAGAATTTTTCTGTTACCACTCTGCTGCTGATTGCCATTGGATGCTTCAAACATGGTAGGATGCTGTGTTTTAAGACCTGAAATCAGATCATCTTCACCCTTGATTTTTCCATCATCACCAAGTTTGATTTCACCTTTTTCCTTTGCCTTGAATACAAGATAATCAACATCAACCGCACCTGCTGCAACCAACGCAAATTTCAATGCATTTTCTGTTTTCAGTTCTGCATTCTCTTTCTTAAGGTCTGCAATCTCTGTTTCATATGCAGTGATTTTCTGCTGTGTTTCTTCGTCTTTCCCGGCTGACTTTTTCAGTTCTTCAATCAGGTTGTTTGCCTTGGTCAGTTCTGTAGTCTTACCGGAAAGGTCAGTTTCAAGGTTGGTGTATTTGTCCTTAGACACATAACCACCATCAGTAAGGTTGACCATCTTGATCAGCTTCTCTTTGTTCTTTTCATCACCGTTATAGGCATTGATTGCCTGTACCAGTTCATCATAGGTGATAGCCTTATCACCAAAAAATGCTTTTAAAAATTCCATGTTCTTCTTCCTTTCTCCGTCATGTTTTTATATCCGGTGTCACCGGGAACGGTCAACAGTTTATATCCCATGTTGCAGGGGTCATTTCAGCAGCAGTTTAAACGTCATAAGCCTTTTTCGGACAAAAGAAAAGACACCCTTGCGGATGCCTTAAAAATACTATTTAACCCATAGTTGGGAGATAATCAGGATCACCATACCTTTCTACAGTACCAAGTGAATGTGCAACGCTTTCATGTTCCTTTTATCCCCCTTTCTGACCTTATATAGCGGTCATATAGGTAATAAAAAAGCAAAGGTGCAGAATTGTATACCTTTGCTTTTTAATCTCTGTCTTTGAAGAAATCAGCCCAGTATGGATTTTCTTCATCGAATATTTTTTTCTGTTCGTCAGTCAGTTCATGTGGATAATCTCTGAACATATTGAAAATATGTTTTTTGTCAAAACTAAATAACCACTCACCAACTTTTTCATGATCTTCCACCCACCATATTTTATCATCAGGGTTATTTTTAAAAAATTTACTTGGTTGTGCCATATTGTCCTTTCTTCTGCTCTGAATCAGCAGTATTTATATACCCTAACAACCGTTTGAAGTCATCAGTATTGAAATCTGAATCAGCAATATCTATCATTCCATGAATCTCTTGTGACCACTTGTTTGATTTACTTGAACAACCAAAACGGTTTACCAGTGTATAACGAACATTACCGTTAAAATCATGCCACCCACTCTGTGTAGGTGATTGAAGTTCTAAATATTGCAACACTTCATCAGTTGTTTTCCTAACTATTGCTGCATGCCTTCCAACATAAAGATAATATTCTTTTCCGACTTCACATTGCTTCAACAGATTTTTCCCAACAGTTGCGGTACACGCACCTTTGGCAGTTATTTTTTTAATACCCTTAGTTTCAAATAATGATTTCAGGTTATAGGTGTTTGAAAAGAAGTTCTGACTTTCTCCACCACGAAAATCTAAAACGTTCCATCCCTGTTTCTGTCCTATATACGCAAGTCCCAAAGATGCACATGAACCACCAGTAAGGTCACCACCTGATAAAGTCTTTATGATTTCATCAGATGTCATTTTTATTTTTTGATTTTCAACAGCATTGTATGGTACTTTCAATCTGTCATTCAATGTTTTGAAAAATGCATCATATGTTGAATCATCTGAACCTTTCGGTTTAGATAGTGTTTCCACTTTCATTGTATCAGCATTGTCAGGAAGTTTCAAATACTTCTGTTTGAAGTCCTCAAAATCTTTTGTTTTATCCAGTCCAAAAAATGCTGCACGTTCCTGTAAGGTCTTTAATTCGTCATCATCTAAAGCCCATTTTGCACGTTGCAGCAAACAGCACCGACAGTTACAAACGTTCCTTGCAGAACCGCCAACACCCGGTGCTTGCATTTTCTCACCGCCAACATCAAACGGTTCATCTATTTCCCTGATCTGTCCGTCACATTCCCGGTGTTCCGGTCTTGTCCTACTGTCAAGTGTTGAATCCCACTGTTTGACTATATCAGCACCTTTTTTCTTTGCCCCATGCTGACCGTCAAGGGCTGCTTCATTCTGTATTCTATGTCCTTCTGTCCGGGCAATCCGTATTGCATTGTTAATTGCTTTATTAAATGGGCTGTTCATACCCTTAGCAATCCTTATTGCCATTTCATTCCAAGATGAACCGCTACTGATTCCCCTTGAAAGTTCAGCACGAATTGAACGTTTCAAATAATCAACATCTTCACCCAAACGCTTATACAGACCGCTTGACAATTTACTGTTGGTTTTCAATGCTTTGACAACCTGATCCTGCTGAATTGGTATTACAAGCGGTATACCTGTACTTTGCAAATCATAGAACATACCAACGTAACCGTTGATATATGACTGTTCCAAGTAATCAGCAATGGTTGTAAATTGACCTTCATGTAGGTCATAGAGCATTGCTTCAAGCTGATCAACCATCATTTGCTGATATTCCTTTTGGTATACTATACTTTGCAGATTTTCAAGGTCTGTCCTTGCAGACAGTTCCCTGATTTTCTGTTCACAGTCCTTTTTTGCCCTCTCATATACAACTTCTAACAGTCTGATAACTTTCTTTTCTTCATCAAGCTGTGCTTGCTGCACTTCCTTCTGTGCTTTGTTCACCTATTCCACCACCTTCATCATCCGGTATAATAGAATCAAGATCATCTTGCACCTGCTGCACCTTATTAGCTTCATTATCCGGCAACTTGTCCTTCACATCTTCATAATCAATATCAAGAACATCACAAATATACTGAATCGTCAAATCATTACCAAAAATCTGTGCCAGTGATAACAGGGTGTTGATTTGTACCTGTTGTTTCTGTGCTTCTGTAAGTTCATTCTGTTCATTTTCCTGTTCATTACTCATTACTTCGTGGGTGAACTCAAAATAAACATCTGTGATCTGATAATCTGTACCGTTCTGCTGATTGATTTCATCAATGCACACCGCCACGATCTTACGCAAGAACCGCTTGATATTCCTTTCAAGGTGTTTACATCTAAGATCAAGCAGTGAATAGGCTGCCTTGATTGCAATATTGGTTGTTGCTGATGTATCTTTCAGACCTGACAAGTTCAGCCCCATACCAAAACGATATATGTTCTTTTCATCCAATTCCAGCTTAACCTTCCGGGCTTCATACGGTACATCTACTGTATGTACTTCAATACCACCATCTGAACCAACACCAACAATCTTTTTTGTCTTAAGATTCTGCTGCAATTCATCAAGGTTATCACCTTCAAACCCTTTGACCGCATATAATGGATGGTCAAAGTCAATCAGGTTATTGGAAAGACTGGATGCCATAAGGTCATAATCATCAATCAGGTCTTTTACTGCTTTCAGGTTGCTGAACTGTTTCTTGTTATTATCCAATCGGAAGAATGGCAAGAAACCAAGTGAATCAATATAAGTATTATCATCACCGTCAACCTGATACAGTATGTGTGGTCTTGGGTTTACTTTGGCTTTATCGTCAAGCTGTATTTCCCCTTCATCTGTCTGAACATAATAAACAACCTGTTCATCGTCCCAATCCATGATTTTCTTTATTCTGTGACCTTCCTTGTCAACCCGGTCAACGTACCAATAAATTACATGGTCTTTTTCGTCCTCTGCAAATCGTGCTTCTACTTCTACAACACCGATACTGTCAGCACACGTGAATTTCAGCTTGTCAGTGCTGTCTTTCATAGCGTACATATAAGCAAAACCTTTTGTCTGACAGTCTGTAAGTGTTTCTGACAGTTCATCAATAAAATCATCGTTATTATTGAATCTTGCATCAAGTTCACTCTGTAGTTCAGGCACATCACTGAATACAAAACCATCTGAACCTGAAAGAGTGTACTGTGTACCCTGTTCTGTCAATTCCTTGAAAAATGGGTGCGGTATTCTCACATTTGCCCTGCTTGTATCTTCCACAAGCTGACCATCAGAATTGAAGTAAAACATTCTGTAATTTTTAATGTCGTGATCACCGTCAAAATAGCGTTCACCTATTCTTGCAAAATGCTTTTTCACTGATGCAGCATCTTCATCAATGAACATTTTTATTTCTTCGACTGTAAGCACCTATCACCCCACCTTTCTATAATCTGATTTGTAAGGTCAATGATTTCATCCCCATGAATCCCAAAAAAGTCACACATTGCTTCTTCACCTTCAACAGTGTGACCGTATGAAAACATAAATGCATGAACCAATTCATGAATCAGTGTTGAACGTGTTACTGATTCAGAACGTCCGTCCATAATGCTGATCAGAAGTTCCTTATATTCGGTCAGCCCAAAATTATAGCTGTTTGGGTCAGGGTTCATTTTTTTTGCATTTGCATCCACCAGTTTGACCTTCCATACATCATTGTGAATCTTTATTTTCATGATTTTAACCATACAGCTATTTGTATAACCAACCGCTGCCTTTCTTGATATATTTTTCTAATGCATATCGCATTGCATCCATAAGGTGATTGAAGTCATCAATAGGGCGGTTCAGTTTATTACCGAACTTGTCCTTGTCCCAAGTATAGTTGCTGATCTCCGTCAAGAAATTCACACATCTTGGGTGTATGATGATTTCAAAGTCCTGAATAAACTGAATACCGCTGTTGATACTGTCCTTACCTTTTTCAGCACCTTTGACCCTAAGACCATAACCCTTTAACTGATCAATAGACTTTGGTTCTGCTGAATCTGCTGTGATTCTTTCCTTCACATAGCCCATATCAGTGATATTCTGATATATTCGCTCATTGGAAAGACCTGCTGCATACATTTCATCATACACGAATATCTTTTTGTTCTTCGTGTCAATGAATCCACAAAATAATGCAGATGGGTCATTTGTATAACCAAAGTCAAGACCAAAGGCTGAATCAATACTGTATTGCTGTCTGATCTGTTCCAGTGTAAAGGCTTCTTCATGCCAATTCTCATACACAAGACCGTCAACGATACCCCAATTACCAAGTCCGGCAACTGCATATCTGCGTGGGTTCTGTTTCTTCATGGTTTCAAAAACCTTAAGATCGGCTTTATCTAACCATTCATTGCAGGTGTAATTGGTGGTAAGTGCAAGTGTTTCATCGTCAGGGTTATCAAAAAACCGTTTCTTCAACCAATGGTGTTCATTCCAAGGGTTGAATGTTACGGTGATCTGCTTGAACAGGTCTGAACCTTCCGGGATTGCACCACGAATAGATTCATCAAGCATATTGAAATCATCTTCACTGCTGATCTCATAGGCTTCTTCAATCCACATCCAACACAATACACCCTGATCAACAGTGATTGATGTTACTTTCAGTGGGTCATCCAGTCCTCTGAAATAAATCTTTTGACCTGTTGGCTTATACGTCATTTCAAGTGGTGATTCTTTTATATCCCAAAAAGCATCAACACCAAGTCGATGTATAGCCCATTTCAGTTCAGTAAAACAGGAATCCTTTAGTGTTCTGTAAGTTTTTCTGACAACTAAGGTATTCGCATCAGGGTACTTCATCATATTGGTGATGTACCATAATGCTGTAGTCTTTGACTTCTTAGATGCACGTGAACCTTTGACTGCCCGGTATCTACCTTTCCACCGCCAAAATGTACCGTAACCCTTACCGACTACTTCCGGTAATTTCACATTAACCTTACCGGACTTTGTAGCCTTGTAATCTTCCGGCATCAGAATGAACTTCTGATAACCAAATACATATTGACTTGATGGCTGCCTGTATTTAGTCCTCAAGTGCGTCTGCTCCTGAAATAACAATAGGGGCTGTCACATTCACATCTAACTTATCATTCCACATACCTAAATGTTTACCAAGCAGTTCAAGGGCTTTCATCTTGGAAGCAATCTTGACTTCTCTTTCAACACTTCCACCAAACTCGTTATCAGATTCCTTATATTTGATTGATTCAATACAGGAAAGATCATCAGCAGATGCATCCTGTTTGATTCTTCCGTTACTGTCAACAACGTCTGTCATTCTGACAAATGCAATCTTGGCAAGCTCTAATACAACCCTATCCTGATTCACTCCGGTTCTTCGTGACCGTTCTGCCATGTGTTCAGCAATAGCCTGTTGAATATTAGGTTTTGTCAAGTTTTCACATCCGATTGCATCCGCTGTTTTTACTGAATAACCTGCCCTAATAGCTGCCTGTGTTGCATTCAGGTCAATCAGGTATTCATCAACAAAACGTTGCTGCTTTTCAGTTAATTTGCCTTTTTTTGCCATAACAACACCGCCTTTCTATCATTTTTATAACAAAAAGTGCTGCAAGGTAGGAGGTTTTAGCACCCTTGCAGCACATAAGACAATAAGCAATATAATTTTGCATAAAAAATTGCAGGTAATAAATTACCTGCAAAAATTTTTGTACAGCATACACTATAAAAGGTCAGCTTGTATTTGTCAAATATGAAATGATTGGTTTTATGTCAGATATGTAAGGTTTTTATAGGTATCTTCAAATGCTGAAAGTGCCTTATTATGCAGTTCTACGGTATATGAATAAGATTTTTTCATTTCTTGTGAAGCAACCTTAACTGTTTTGAACTGCACATACACTTTTGTAAGAATCTGAATCATATTCTTGTCACGCAATCCCCGGATTTCCTTAATGATCTGCTTCTTTGCATCAACAAACTGATCTATTTCTTCATTGATGTGTTGGTCAAACATGGTGTACCTCACTACATCCTTACACAATTTATCACCTACAGGTGAAGTCTGCACTTTGTCCCGGCTGTAATCAATACCGCCTGCACTGCATACATTCATTTTCATATCTGACAGCGTGGCAATATCATCATTGATCTGCATATCTAACACTTCAAGCTGTTTCAGATATTCCCTTGCACTTAATTTCTTCTGATCACTCATTTTTACCTCACTTTCTACGGTTGGTTACACTTCGGTTACGGTTAAAAATAACCTAAAAAGTGCTTCAAACCCTTATAAATCAAGGAAGTTACGGTTTCTACGGTTACGGTTAAAACTCTATTCTCTATATATTCTTATTTTTACTAAGTTCTATACTATCATAAAATACTAATTATTAAAGAATGTACTTTTAACCGTAGACAACCGTAACCGCCAGTATTTACAAGGGTTTCAACCGTAACCCTTAACCGTAACCAACTGTAACTTTACTGTAACTTTACTGTAACCACTACCACCACAGTACTGATTGGTGTATCGAACTAATGAAACACCTTACCTGATTTCTTATGTTTCAGTGTTACCCTTCCAACAATTTCAAACCCGGCAAGATCAACAATGTTCCTGATTGCATGAATCAATTTGTGGTTGCGGTCATTCAGTTCTGCATTTTCTTCGCGCTTGACTGTTGCCATTGCTGCACCTGCTGTTGGGTCAACATATCCTTCACTATTTTTGTACATTTACATCTTTCCTTTCTTAACATGAACCACCATCTGCACCGTGAAATGCACCAACTGGATAGTTCCAATTTTCTGTATAAATATCTTCTGTTCTAAACTCTCCGGTAAGTATTGAATGAATTGCTTTTTTATCATTCCGACATACACAAGATGGTGTGTCACCTATAAATTCATCAAGATTCTTTTTGTTATCCAATGTAAAACCAAGGACTTCTTCATCATGCCTTAAGGATGCATAATCATCAGGGAAAAGTTCTTTTACTCCGGCAAATAACCGGGGTGTTGAAAATATACACATCATGCAACTGCATCTGTTCCAACCAATCCTGTAACATGGGTGTGGATTTATATGGTGTCGTTTCAATAGTTCCCACACATCTTTTTCTGAATAGTCTATACAACACCGCCACTGATGAACAACTCTATGTGCTTTAGCTGTTGCGTTTGTTCTATGTATTTCCATTTCATTGTATTTTGACCTTCCTGCTGATTCTCCCCTTCTTTCACCTGATACAATTAAGATTTTCTTATCATGCTTGGTTTCTTCAAGGTTTGCTGTCACACTGTCCTGAACTGCTGCTTTCAGATTTCCACTGCACCAACGTCCTGAATGTGTCCCACCTTTTGCCGGGAATTTATGCCTTTTACCGCCCAGTTCTTCAAGTTCACCAAGTCTATCAAGGTTGCTTACAACGGTATCTGCAACACATATTTTCAAATATGCTGAACACCAACGACGTGATAGATCACCAGTCTTTGCCGGAAATTTCATTCTATAACCATACTGTTTCAAAAGTTCTTCCATTTCTTCTGTTGCCTGTTCTTTTAATTCCCTGCATTTCAGATAATTACTTGAAAGTTTACACTGTTTTATTTCCCCAGTATCAGGGTCAATCCATTCAATAGGTTCTGATGCACCTATCCGATACAATTCACCAAAGAAACCGTTCACCCGGTATGAAACTCTTAACTTAACACCTTCCGCATCTGCCAGTGCCTTTACATAGTTTTGAGTACATTTCCAGTCCATTCTTCGAGTTGGGTGACCACCATCAATATCGTGATGCCAAAATTCTATTTTTTCCTTTGGTACACCCAGTTCAATAAGTTTCAGGTAACAAGCAACTGAATCCTTACCACCTGAAATAAGGACAACAATCAGATCATATTCTTCAAGCGGTAATAATCTAGGTAAATAGATTTTCTTAAAATGTTCTGAATCACATCTACCTTTTACCCTTGGTTTTAATCTAACACCGTCACCGTATATAGGTTTTTCCTGTTTACCAAGTATAACAGGTGTATCAAGTGTACACTCTGAATCTTTTATAAAGTTCATTCATCATCACCGTCATTTACCGGGCAATGGTCACAATCACCCATTGCAGCACCAAAACAACCCCAACAATCATCAATTTCTTTTGTCTTTGGCTTGTACTTTTTCGCTGCAACAGCTAATGCCATTACTACAGCACCAAGGATTAACCCAACTGTAAGACCAACGCAAAAACAAACCGTACCTGTTAATACTAACTTTTCCATAACGTCACACCTTTCTGAACATCCTGATAGACTTACCGCCTACCTTAGTCACTACTGTTTCAAACCCCAACCGCTTATTTATCTGCTTACTGAACACGATGTTTGACATTGGCTGCATACCACAATCAGCACAAAACACCTGATACCTGCTGTATACGTCACCTGTCGGTTCGTCCTCAATCATTTCAACACCGCATTCATCAATAAATGCCTTGATTGGATTATTTTCATTTTCATATTCATCAATCTGTTCAGCCACTTTTTCAGACTTGGTGAACTCATTGTTTTCAATGATTCTTTTCAGTCCTTCCACACCTACCCTGATCAGATATTCGACTGAACTTTGTTCAACCAACTGATACTTGATGTAAGGGTTGTAATCCGGGTCAATCTCACCACTTGGTAAATACTTTGTAAACCTTGCATTGAATGGAATAATTACCAAACGTCTAAGAACTGCCCCGGTCTTATCTTTCATTCTTGGTATGTCATTTGCTGAAAACAACAGCTTCACATAAGGGTTGAACTCAAAAGGGTCTTGCCCCTTTTTTTCTGCTTTGATTCTGTTACCAGTAACTACTTTCTTGAATGTTGCCACCTGTGAACCTTGCAGGAAGTCATCACCAATATCATCACCAATGTTTGCCAGTTTTCCGAACATCATTGATGTACTAAACCTGTCCCCTAATTCCTTAAGATCAAGTGCTGATATATTCCCATCACCAAGGATTGCTTTGACACAATCAAGAAATGTACTTTTACCGTTTGACTTATCCCCGGTAAGAATGAATGCTTTACCAAGTTCATTCCTACGGTAAAAGCAGTAACCAATACATTCTTCCAGTAATGCCCTGATTGGTTGATCACCACAAGCTAATTTGTTCAGCGTATCATCAGCAAGTTCACTGTAGGCTTCCGGGTTGTAGTCCCAAGGTATTTGATTGGTAATAACCAAATCAGGGCTGAATGGTTGCATCTGTCCGGTCACAATATCCAACACACCGTTCCTAAACGCTATATAACGTGCATCTGCCTGTGCTTTTTCATCAGCTATAAGTTCCATATACTCTAATACTTCTCTTCGCTGTGTCTTTTTCAGGTTAGGTATCTGACTGATCATAGCTGTTTCAATAGCCTTATACCCAACCTGATAGATACCATCTTGATAGATATGTAACTGATTGCTGATGCTGACCACATTTTCATTGTTCTTAAGCCATGTTGCAAAACGGTCAAACAGGAATGTCTTATCACAAAAGAATACAGGTTTTTGAAATGCTTCATCCCTAAGAATCACTTCCAGTTCATCATCAGATAACGGTTCTTTCAGAACAAACCTGTTTAGAATCCTGATACATTCTCTTGTATCATCAACACTAAAATCATTTGATGTAAGTGTCAGGATATAATTGAATAGTGCCTGATTGCGTCCGTCCCCGGCATCCATATCAAGAAAGTCAACCGCTGCACGAACAGGAAATAACCACTTTGGAACTTCCTGATATGTTCCACCTTCTTCAATATCCCATTCAATAAAACGTTCTTCACCATCAATCTTAATTACTTCGTATGATGAACGTGTACCAAGTTTTATATCTGCTGTCAGACCAACTGCAAGTGGTACGTGTGTCCTGTTCCTTGTAATACTGTGATTCTTAAATAAAAAATGTCTGCCCCGGCTTGTACAATACACCCGGCAATCAAGCTGATATTCTTCTACAATGTTCATTAAGATTTCAGACTGTTCAGCATCGTCAATATCTATCAGGATGGTATCATCAGCAAGAACACCACCAAAACCTTCAAGATTCTTCACTTCATCATAAGTGCGGTATTTTGTCCGGTCTTTGAATGCTTCGATAGCTTTCTTGCCTTTTGTCTTTATGTACCCTTTGTACAACATCCTGTTTCACCATCCTTTAACTAAATACTTCTGACAGCAATTTACTGAAAAAATCTTTATCCCTGATGCTGTCCTTATATTCCTTTTCGGCTGATCTCAAATCTGCCTTTTTCTCTTTCAGTGTGTCCCGGCTTTCTTTCACATTTATCATGTAATGCTTGTAACCGTTACTACCTTTCTTATGCTGTGACCGCAAATATAACCAGTGCTGCACGTTCATTTCAGCATCTTTTACTTCTGCCTTATTCCGGTCAATCCTGTTTTCTGTAATCATTGCAATATCGTCCAACCCTTTCATTCTGTATTGAACGTGATCTTTGATCTGATTTACAATGTCAGGGTCATCACTTTGGTTGACCAACTTAATCAGCTTACGAACCTTTGAGATACTTCTACATGAAAGAAATTCCTCAAGATGAATAAGCATCTGACCATGATCATATTTGATTGTAATGTCTGTCATGTTCCCACCTTCCCGGTATTATGCTACAATACCAAATTGTTTCAGTCTTTTTCTTGCTAAATCTATGTACCACTGCTTATCTAATTCAGGTGGTACTTTAACCCCAATTACAGAATCGTTATAAATGAAACTGTGATCAGGTGTGTTTCCAAATTTTTCACCCTTTGGTTTTACAACCTTACGTTTTAACAACCTACCGTCTGTAACACGATTGGAAGCAAACACACGATAAGATTTATAGGTATATTTTTGTGTGGTAGGGTATGACCACAATTCTGTTCGTGTACCGTCCCGGTGTTTTGTGACCTTAGTAATACGACCAGTACCCTGTTCATGCTCTACCCAGTTATAGTTATTTGACAGCTTCACTATTTTTTGGAACATGATCAAGTCATTACATTGATTGATAGTCTGTTCAACAGGTATCTTTTTCACCATATAATCAACCAGTGCTTTGTTCAGTATCGGTAAATCATAGTCAATAGCTGAAAGTTCTTTAACGTAAGCACCAATTCTTTCAACACCGCCATCAGTACCAACCCATAGGTAATTGTTTACGTCCTTCTGATAGATTTCTGATATATTGTCAAGTTCAAGCAAGATTGAACATTGTTCAGTTGAACAACGCTGTTCCCATTCCCAACATATATCATCAACCATTTCAAAGGCTTCATCCGTGTCAGGAATCCAAATGATAAGACCATCAGTGTTTGACTGAATCAGTTCAAGTCCCGGCACAACTTCCAAGTGCTCAATCAGATCAAGCAACATCAACTGACCGTTGATACACATACAGTTATTGTTTCTTGGGTCATAAGCTGCATTTGTGCTATCCTTCATTGCACCTGAAAGTGCATTCAGCATTTTCTTATATGGCAACTGTGCTTTTTTCCATTGCTTTGCTTCTGCCTTTCTTCCGGCTTTAGCTGCTGCAACCTGTTTCTTCTTCATAGCCTTTCTTGTGTCATACACCAGTTTGAAGTTGTTATTTGTTGCTGCCCTTGTTACAAGCCCCCATGCAATCAGCATCGATGGATAGTAATTATTTACGTCTACATGAAGAATCTGACCTTTCCTGTGTATTGGCTTATCTGATGCACCATGCAGACCACCAAAACCAAATGTGTGCGGTATTCCTGCAACTATTGTTTTAAAGTTCTGTGACTTGTACCAAGTTTCTTTATCTTTCTTATCAAAATCTTGTAACCCCATTTCAAGGGCTTCTCTTCTTTTCTCTGCAAACCATTCCTGAACATATTTATATTTTTTCAGTTTCAGGCATGGAAGAAAAAAGAAATCAAATTCATCACCAAAATGAGTTTTTGAACACCCAAGAACCTTTGCTGTTATCCGGGCTTCACTATCTCCAATGTCATACAGTGAAGTTTCTTCTGGGAATGCCTGTATAATTCCATGAACTGCATTGAACTCACTGACCTTTTCAAGAAATACCTTGATTGTCTGTTCTACGTCATGCCTACAGTACTTAACCGTCTGTTCTATTTCTTCCTGTGTCAGTTTCCTTTTGATACGGAAATCAACATCTGTTTCTTTGATGTTTGAACCAAGAAAACCTTCCATTGTTTTCAATCCGACTGTTTTCAGTGTTTCATCATTGCTTGGCATTACATCATAGTTGATCATGGGTAATTTATTGAATGCTCTTGAATATTGCCAACCTTCTTTATTGTCAACGATAATCCAATCATTGATTTTTTTAGGATTCATACCAAGCAGAATACCTTTCATGATGTACTGATCATAGTGACGGTTGTTAAATCCTACCCATATATCTTTTCTATTTGCTTCATATAAGGCTTTTAGCTTATCAGGGCTATTTATTATCACGTGTTCTTTCTTCTTCGTCACATCAATGAATACAGCAAGCCAATCCTTTTCAAAAACCTCAAAATCGTAGAATATCATTTACTAAATCACCCACTTTTTTTGAAAAAGCGGTGTGCGTTTTACACACCGCCTTAAGTGTTATCTTACTGCAAAGTAGATGTTTTATCTACTTTTAAATTAAAAATTTTTACATATCGAATGCTTCATTGATAGTAATTGGATTGAAGTCATCAGCCTTATAGGTAACTGCTGCACCAACTTTACCCTGTACTTCCTGAAAAATATCAAGTACGCAATCAGCAAAATCACTGTAGTTGATAAATTCCGGTACTGTATCTGTTTCAAGTTTATCAAGCCATGTGCAAACAGATTTGATTGCCATGCCATTAGTCCACTTCTGTGAAGTATTGCCGGAAATAGTACGGTTGAAGAAAATCTTTCTACCTTTCTGATTACCTTCCAAGATGCTACACTGTACAGAAAACATCAGCTTGTCACCTTTCTTTGTTGGCTTGATCTCCATTTTATCAAAACTTACATCATAATCCCCATCCGGTACATCTTCAAACTGTGAATCGTCTGCTTCCTGAACCTCTTTCTGTAATGCGTTAAGATCAACCTGTTCATCGAATGCACTAAAATCTACTGCCATAATTTTTCACCATTTAACCTTTCTTAAAATAAATTTATGATTATAATTGCTATGATACAAGCAATACAAACCCTTGTATAATTATCCCTATTTTTCTGAATCCTGTCACCCACTGAACCGAATCCAAAGAATGCTGCCATGACTGCAAGAAAAATATTTAATGCAATCATGATCTTGTTCTTTTTCGTCTTTGACCTCTGACGTGCTGTTCAGGTGGGTTCATAGCACCGTCTAAAGGTTCAGCCGGGGTCTGTGCGTCAGCAGGTACAGGGTTGTTTTCCTGTGCAAGTCTTTTGATTCCTGCATTAAATTCTTCCTTACTAATGACCTTCATAACCTCAACACCATCAACGATCAGGTCAACCGTATCACCCTTATGCTTCATCACATAGTTATCATCAGCCGGAACATAGAAATATGCATCTGCTTTCAGTGTGACAGATTCAGAATCAGTGTTCGTTGTACCGTCCTGAACAGGTTCAGACTTTTCAGCATTTCTTTCCTTACGTGTTCTTCTTGGTGGTTTCTGTAAATCCGGTTTCGGTACTTTATCAGCAACATCCATTGCTTCATCAAATGGTACTTCTTCCTGTTCAGGAAAAGCCTGATCAATAGCCTTGTCAACTTCATCCATGTGATCAGCAATCTTCTGTTCATTTTCTGCCTGAACTTCTGCCCTACTCTTACGTGTTCTTCCAGTCTTTTCTTCCGGTGCATTGGTTGGTGTTGCAGATTCAGCTTTTTTACCTCTTGTTCTTCTGCCTTTGCTATCAGGTTTTTCAAGATCAGATGCAACCGCCTGATCAGCAACATTCATTTCATCATCTGACTTGTAATCACCAAGTTCATAATAATTTCTGATCTTGTCAACAACATAATTCAGATCATTGTCAATAGCATATGCAGTGAACATTCCAAGCGGTGATTTTACGGTATCTTTTCCGCTGTTCTGTGTGTAAAAGTAATACTTGGCTTCATTCACACCCGTTCTAAGTACAACGGTAAACAGTCCTTCAATGGTGATCTTCTCACGTAACAGTTTACCAATCAGCTTAACAGTTGTAAGACCATTATCCAAAGTTTCTAAATGGGTCATATAAACGACT